TTTTTTGCGCTGGTGGCCGCCGATAATGGTGTAATCGTTATCTACTATTATTCTTTGATGATACCCATCCTCCTTGATATGAGAAGCTAGTTTATCCAGCATTTCCTTGCTTATCTTTCTTGGATTATCGGCATATTCTTTTAATTGCGATAACTTAATGCTCGCCTCCTGCCATTTGATAGTTTCATGATTACTTTGATAGTTCATTTTCTACCTCCTCTAGTGCATCACTTCGCATCTTGCTTTAGCCATAATACCTCTCATACATTTTAGATATTTTTTTGTCTTTTTGACCTTCTAGCCTAATTATGTGTTTAGCTTTATTCACCGCTAGTTCTAAATCCTCAACCGATTCAGATAATCTTGTTAAGTTCCTTGTTACTAACTTTTTTTGTTCACTGATATTATATACACACGCAACAAAATTTTCTTTTTGTCCGAGATGACTATGCAATAACATATGACGAATTTCCATTAAATCCTTGCTGGTATTTAACTCTTCTAACGCGTTATAAAGGCTAGTAATGTACATTTGAATAACAACTGCCCCCCCGCCTTGTTGATTTAATTTCATGCTCCTCGTGCTAAAAGTTTTGTTAATATTTCATTTCCCAAAAACTCAGGAATTATCGGTACAACACTATTGCCCAGTGATTGCAAACGTTGCCTGCGACTCCCATAATCAGTCCAGTTAATAGGATAACCCATAAGCCATTCTACCCAATCAGGATTTAAGCGTTCATCCTTTAGCCTCGGTATGGATTTCGGTTCTGCTCCCCATTGCAAACTTCCTCGTGTGCGATAGTACAAGCTAATCTGCTCTTGTGAGCATATTTGGCTAATTTCTTCAAATCTCCCGTGTCCTTGTAATCTCTTGCAGTCGGTGTCGGTAGCATTTTTACAATTGTCTCTAAACACGGACTGTCTCTCCTTCTTTCCGCAGGGCAATCGATTTTTACTGATGCAACAGGGGTAGGCAATAATCCATATTCTATCCCGTCTGTGAGGAGCGCCAAAGGCGGAAGCCGGTATGCAATGCCATTCCGCATCATACCCGATCGCCCATAAATCTTGCAGGACGCTGATAAGTCCTGTGCTACGAAGGTTTGCCACGTTTTCGATAATTGCATATTTTGGTTTGATATCATTTATTAACCTCCTAAATTCTTTCCAAAGACCTGATCTTTTACCGCTAATACCAATCTGTTTGCCTGCACAAGAAATATCCTGACACGGAAATCCTCCTGCAATCACGTCAATTTTTGGTAAAGTTGCAAAATTTTCTGCTGTTAAACTGCTAACGTCAGAAAATAACGGCACAGATGGCCAATGTTTCTTTAATACTCCTTGGCAAAACGAATTGATCTCGCAAAACGCCACCGTTTGCATTCCTGCTTTTTCTAGCCCAAGAGAAAATCCCCCTATGCCCGAGAAAATATCAAGTACTTTAAGAGGCTCTTTTGGTATTTTGTTTAGATCTGCAAAACTCTTCAAAAAGGCACCTCATCTGAATCTATTACATCCCCAGAGTCATAGCCTTTGTTTAACTTATTGCTCTTATGATATGATTTGTGAATGATATGATCGGTATGCATATGCTCGTGATATTTAGCATGATCGGGCGTAATAATAGTTTTGACCTCGTTACGAGGTTGATCTCCCTTGTCGTTAATGGTAATTTCTGCTACGCATATAAGATTATCAAGGTCAACAAAGCTCTTAATCTGCCTTTGTTTTTCTGCTTCCGGTGATTTATCCTTAGGATATATAGAGTAAGCAGATTCAAGTATTGCTTTGATCATACTCCTACCGATATCGGTGTATTTTGGTGAATTATCGCTATGAAGTCCGATATGTCCCCAAACCTTTCTGTCTTTATGTTCACCGCTTAATATTACAAACTCGCAAGTAAGGTATAGACTTGTACCGTTTTTGCTTTTACTAGCATAGCCGTCAGGAAACTCCTCCGTAACATGATTCCCTTTTTTAGGAAATAATTGTACCTTAGCTATTGTTTTATGCGGGATTAGCGAGTAATTACCCTGATCTTCCGCATCGTTAAAGTTTGTCCATTTTTGGTTTTTCATGTTAATTTCTCCTTGTTGTTAAATTTTTAATTATGTTACAAGCCCTATTGCCTGTAACCTCTTTTTGGCATTAAATTCAAAAGACAAAACTACCGATGCCTGCCCTTTGGATAAACAACCATATTTCTTCGGTATGTATTGAAGCTGTTTGTCTGTAGCAGGTTGCTCTTGCATCTCAACATTTTTTTGAATTCTGAATAAACCTTCATTTTTTCTCATGAACAAATTTCCTATACTGATTGCTTTCTTGAAATTGTCGCCTTTATAAAGCATATCCGTATCCTTATCTTCTTTGCTATTTTTACCAACACTAAGTATCCATTCATTATCTTTTTTAGTTAAAAAACACCAAAAACTGAAAATAGAGGAATAGAAACTATTTTCGTTTATTTTAAACCACGGAAGTTCTGATTTTTTGAACATGTCAATAAGTAGAACATCAACCTTACGCTCATCTTCTTCAATTTTTGCTTCATGTCGATAACCGCAAAAAGGGCATTCCACTGTACGCAAAGGAATTTGTTTCTCGCATCCTTTGCAATTTTTCTTTTTTCCCTCTTTTTTTATTTTTTTGACTCTTTCGATTTCTAAATCTACGTCTTGCTCTAATGATCCATGCAGAATTGTTGAGATACCAAAATCTAGTACTACACAATCTTGCTTAATGATGTCTGGATATATTGTAGCGTCAATGGTTCTAAGCCCTCGACCTATCATTTGTATCATTGTTGACTTAAATGACGATTGACGCAGTAATATCACGCATGATATAGGCGGATAATCCCAGCCCTCCGTTAGAATAGCAACGTTTATCAATACTTGGATTTCACCACAAGTAAGTTGATATAAAGCAAACTCTCTTGCTTCTTTTGTAAGCTCACTAGTAACTAAATCAGCTCTTATTCCACGACCCCTAAAAGCTATCATGACATGCTCAGCATGCTTTATAGTAGAACAAAATACTACTGTCTTTCTATCATAGGCTTTTTCTTGCCAATGCCTTATAACTTCATCAACAATAACAGGCTGATCTAAAATATCGGCTACTTCGCTTTCGCTATAATCTCCAGTATTTTTCTTTTTTAAAGCCATTAATTTTTTTTGAGCAACATCTACTGAATAAGTGATTGGTCTAACTAAATGACCGCTATCGATTAACTCACTTAAAAAAATCTGATCGCTGCAATTGGTAAAAACTTTTCCCAAACTACTCTTATCACCTCGTTGCGGTGTTGCCGTTACCCCAAATATTTTAACTTTAGGATTAATTTCCTGAGCTTTCTTGATAATTTTTTGATAGCTTTTAGCTGTTACATGATGAGTTTCGTCTATCACTAACAAGTCTAGGTAGGGAATGGTTTTTAATGACTTTTTATTTGAAAGTGTTTGTACCATTGCAAATACTACTTGTCCATCCCAACTTTTTATCTCGGCATTAAATATCGAGGTTGTAAGACAAGAATTAATCTTAGCGAATTTGTCAAGATTTTGCTCTGTTAATTCTTTACGATGAGCTAGCACACATGCTTTAAAATTCGGTATCTGTTTTTCAAGTTCACCGATCACGGCTGAAAGCATAATAGTTTTGCCTGCTCCTGTAGGTGCAACTCCAAGCGTATTACCCTTAGAGATTAACGTTGCTACGCTTCTATCAACAAATTCTTTTTGGCGTTGACGTAATAACATGATCGTTTTTTCTTAAATTCGTTAATAAAATTATCCAAACCGTCTGTAGCAGTTTTCCTCCATTCCCTGTCTTTCATGATTTTTTCCTTAGTCAAAATTATTGGTTTTGCATCAGAGGTGACGTAGCTCCTAGATACAATCTTTTCGTGGAATTCAAGCGTTAGTCCAGTTTCAACAACGGCGTCTTCTAGCTCTTCTACGCACCCAGAGGAAAATAACTCTTCGATTAGGAAAGCATGGCCTTCAATAATGACTTTGTCCTGTACCTCAATAATTTTCATCGTTGAGTTAGCCAGCATCTCATAAACCTTTCGATCTCTTACACTGCCCTTAAACCTAAGCCACTGCGAGTTATTTTGCGAAGGAGTTCCCAAAACCTCACTCCTTGCCAACACGCTTTCACTTGCCACAGGTTCTTTGCTCACATAAGGAGTAGTGTTTACCAAGGCAAGTAAAACATCCTCACCATAAACCGACTTGATACATTTTCGTATTTTAGCTTTGTCAATGTCGTTAAAGGTTATGTTTACTTTCGGTTTGATAGTTACCTTATGAGGGGATATTTCCTCAAATTTGCAGTTATCTTGGATATCACATGCTACCTGCTCTCCAAAAGCACTGCAAAGGGCTTTGGAGAGTAGCATCTTCCTTGTTTGTTTATCAGATTCTTGTTCTGAATTATTATCGTTTATTCCAACCGTTCCTTGAGGAAAGGTAAGCGAGCTTTTCTTAAGGAAGTCGTTAACCAACTGTTCGGCATAGGAAACTTCTTGTGGTTTGTCTGGTTGAGTATCCTCTTGCTGATCCATGGGAGGTATTTCTGTAACAGGAAAAGATTCTTTGGTAGCAATGGAAGTATCGTTTAGGTTTTCAATTGGTTGTTGCTTGGTGGTTATGTTTCGATCATCAACCGATGGAGCAAATTGCGAATGCTCCGCAAGGATAGCATTCGAGCAATTTGTGTGATTTTGCTCTGTGGCTTTTTCTTTTTTATATATTTTTTCTTTTTTAGAAATAAGCTCTCTAGCATAGCTAGAGCTTATTTCTTCTATTGGGTTTTCTTTATTACTTATATATGAGGTAGAAATTTTTTTCGACTCGGGTGAAAATTTTTTTCCATCCGAAACAACATTTTTTTTCACCTGATTCGTATAAAAAGCTACAGGATTTTTTGCTCTTTCATATCCATCTTCAGTGAATTTTACTACATACCCATAGGTTCTTCTTTTACCATGAAAATTAATAGCGTTATGATAAGTAGAATCTAGAATGTCGTTTATTTGTGCTAATAAGTTTGCGTTTTGTTTGCTTGATTTAACCTCAGTAAGTTGTGAGAGGAATTTATGATCTACAAATATCTCTTTATGAGGACTCCTTAAGATCATCTCAACTAGGTTTATTAATAAGTTTCTAACCTTTAATGGAATATTTTTTGTACGATCGGTAGCTCTTAATATACACTGCAAATCTCTATGAATATTATCGGTTATTCTTTTTTTTCTATTAGTCTTTTTATCGATATAATACAACCTAGAGGACTTTGGGGTATCAAACTTTAAAACAGTTGCTTTCATACCTCACCTCCTAATTCAAGTTTTTTGAGTAATTGATTGTGTCTATGTATTGAGCGAAACTCATTTATTGATTTGTCTAGTGATCTTTCGAAAGCATCAAACACCTCCTCGGAGTAAGATTGTTTAACTATGGTTCTTAATGCGTTCGCTAACATAATTATGGCATCAATATTTGCTAGGTTTGTTCCGCTGAAGTGACCAGGGTTTTTTTCTTTTATACGAGCGCAAGATATTACATACCCCATCTCCTCTTGTTCAAAATAATTCTTAGCTCTTTTAAATACCTTTTGTATTTCTTTTGTGTTTATGTTCATACCTCACCTCCTTCTTTTAAAACCAACTCCATCAACGTTATCGCATCATGAATAAAAGCAATGGCTTCATCTAGGTTATTGTCATTGTTGCATAGCTTCTTCATACGCTTTGCAACTATTATTCTTTGCTCTTTATCGGTCATAGGTTACCTTATGTTTGGTTGATTAATTCCCCGCCTCTTTGCATAACTCCGCAGAGCTTGCTTTATTGCTTGGATTCTTTTATGTTCTGCCCTTGAGGCTAGTAAATGGCGGATTTTAAAAAGAAGGTGGGAGAAGAGAGGGCTCATGAATTTAACCCCCTACTAAGAAAAATTTGATATATTGAGGATTTATTCCTATATTGTATTTTTGTTCATTATACTTCCCAATTTTTTCAAATATTAATAAAGCCCCGCACTTTTTTAAACGTATAAGAATTGTTTTTACACCTTTAACGGTATTTACATTAAAAGAAGTTTTTAAACTCTCTAGTTCTATTACTCCTTCGATAGAAATAAGATTTTTATTTATTAAAAAAGAAGTAATTAATCTTTCAAGATAAGTTCCATCTAATAATGACAATCCGTTGATATGGGATAAATAACGAAAATCTTCAATTTTACATTGAATATGTGGGTTAAATTCACTTTTTTTTTTATTACCCATAAAAATTTTAGAAATCCTTAAAATTTGTTTCCATTAATATAATTGATTGTTTAATATATGAAAAATGGAACGTAATTTCTTTTTTTAACCAATTATTAATAATTATGTTGAATTACTTTTTGATAGCTGTCTTTTTTAGTTATTTAATATTTGAATCATTTCGTGCTTATAAAGAAGTAAAGAGTATTAATGCTTTTTCTTTAGGGATAAGATCAGTATCAACATATGCTCTAGGAGTTACCATTACGGCAACTTGGGTAAGTGGTAGTGGTTTTATGATTGATTTAACTGAATTCTATTCCAGAGGATTTATTCATTTTTTTGAATCAATAGGAATGTGTTTTGGTTTATCAATAATGTCGTTCTTTTTAGTTCCTAGAATGACAAAATATTTAGGTAAAATATCCGTAGCAACAATTATGGGAGAAGAATACGGGCAAATAGTAAGAGTTATTACAGCTATTTGTGGTTGTATTAGAGTTTCTGGAGGGCTTTATATTCAATTCAAAATTATGGGACAGGTTCTTTTTTATTTATTCCCTTATGGAAATCAATTTATTTGGACTGTTATAAGCAGTGCTATGGTCATTTGGTATTCTTTTGCTGGTGGGATTAATTCTGTTGTAGATACAGATAAAATACAAGCTCTATGCTTTGGAGCTTCATTAATAATAGGAATAGTTTTAATGCAAGCTAATATTTTACATACTCCCTATATCCCTGATGTTTCAGAGAATCTAAATCAGCAATTTTCTTTTTCTCATTTATTAACTCTTAGTAACGAGCAGTTATTAGATTCTTTATTACTTTTTTTATACTTTATAATACCAGCAATTGAACCTTCCACAATGCAAAGAATATCTATGGGAATTTATATAAAACAAGTAAAAAAAGCTTGGTTTTACTCAGTTTTTTGGATTGGACTCGTTTTGAGTTTATCCTGTTATTTTTCTTATCTAGTTTATCAAATGAACCCTAATTTACAAAAACCAGAAATATTACCATATATTATGAATATTTTTGAGATTGATGGAACAAGAGCGATATTAGCTATAGGCATAATTGCAATGTGTATGTCCACAGCAGATTCAAATTTAAATATTGGAGCAATATTAATAGCAAATGATACCTATAAATGCAATATATTAACTTCTTACCAAAAGTTAGAATTTGCAAGATGGTCTACTATTATAATTGGTGTTATTTCAATAATTTTTTGCTTAAAAAAAGGTTCTTTTTTAGAAATAATTTTGTTTTCAGCAACTTTCTATATGCCTTTAATTACAGTACCTTTATGGGCAGCAATATTTAACTTTAAAACTACTCAAAGGTGCTGCCTTATAACTATGTTTTTTACATTTATTTATATAGTTATATATAAATTCATACTACATCCTAACTTAAATATTATTGCGTATGCCATGGTTTTTAATGGTATCACTTTATTTAGTACTCACTACATCTTAGAAAAATGGGAGCTTCTTAGATGCTTTGGTATTAGAAGTAAGTTGAAGGGGAAATGATATAATAAAAAAACAGAAATCTTTTGTTGATATGACTGAAGAAGAATTAGAAAAAGAAATGGTTGAACTTAAAAAAAACGAGTTCAACCATTTTCTTGGTTTTCTGACAGTATTCATATCTGGCTTAATTATTTTTACTATCTGTTACGCATTAAAATTATATTAGAAATTTAGAGTTTTGACAGAGAGACTACGCAATACAAATCCGAAATAAAAACCAATAACCATATGACTAAACCCATGATAATAGACGGCGAGGAGTATGTAAATTTATTGATTGCAGTTAATCAGTTCTAAATGACTCTAATTCATGTTGCCACTTATTCGTTAGTTCTTTGTTAACTTTAATTAGCTCTTTCCAGTTATCGTACAAATATTCATTGAGCTTAGTAATATAAAGAATATTATCAAGTAATCTTTCGTTGAGTTCTTGAACTAACTTTGTCTGAACTAGACTAAATTCTTTATTAGTTTTGTAAGTTATTAAATTAGAAAGTTCGGTAATAGAAGAAACATTCTTTAGCTGATTAATCTCTTCTTTGGTAAATGGAAAAGTCATAAAACTTCTTAGCTTGTTAATTTGGTGCTAGGGGCTTTGATACTAGTTGCAAGAACCAATGATATCCTTCATGCCAGAGGCATTTATAAATATCATAACCCCCAGCATAAGAGGTTGGTTCTTGCGGTGAGTATCAATCACCATTAGCCATTTAACGCTAGCTAATAGACAAAACCCTGTCAACTCTCAATCTTAAGTAAAATAAATATTTTGAGAATTTAATTTGTTGTTGTGGTATCTAAAAATTGCGGGGGGGGTAATGAGAATTTTTTGCCACATTTCTATTGGTAAATACGTACTTTTATGAAATTTAACCCCACATTCAAAGAAAGTTGCACAAAATTCTATTCCTCCTAAAGATTAGTTTTTAAGTCGTGACATTTTGTCATGCTTTGGAGTGTTATAGAAAATAAAGAAAATCGCTGAGAACATAAATATAGCTGCACAAAACAATAATTTACATAATTTGTCACTTATTCTTAATAGACATAGCTTTACAATACTATGATTAAGTTATATAATAGGTGATACAACTTTTTAAAAACTAGGTTTTAATGATGTTGTCATTTAAACACCTGAAAAATTACAAAATATAATGCTAGTAGGATATGTAAGAGTTTCAAAGGCAGACGGCTCTCAAACAACAAATCTCCAACTAGACGCTTTAAAAGCACACGGAGTTCAACAAGAGTACATCTATGAAGATTATGCCTCGGGAAGAAATGACAAAAGACCAGGATTGGAAGCATGCCTAAAATCTCTTCGGGAACATGACGTCTTAGTAGTCTGGAAACTTGATAGACTCGGCCGTAATCTTTCACACCTAGTTAAAACGATCACTGATCTTACCCAGAGAAAAATCGGTTTTCGTATTTTATCTGGGCAAGGTGCTCAAATTGATACAACTACTGCCGCAGGAAGATTGACCTTTGGAATATTTGCATCACTAGCAGAGTTTGAAAGCGATCTAATTAGCGAAAGAATAAAAGCAGGCTTAGCCGCTGCTCGTGCTAGAGGGACAAACGGCGGAAGAAAATTCAGGTTAAGTAAGGCACAAGTACGCCTTGCTGAAGTAGCTATGAAAAATCGTGATACTTCCGTAGGCGATTTGTGCAAAGAGCTGAAGATCACGAGAAATACACTATATCAGTACGTCAGCCCTACAGGAGAACTTCGCCAGAGAGCAATTAAGCGCCTAGAACTTTAGTAGAACTAACCTTGGTTTCGTGCTATGGTGAGGAAAAATAGTTTAAATTAGGGTAATATGACAGATATAGATAATGAAGTGAAGTTATCTATAACCGAGCTTAAGTCAGAAATATGTAAACTAGAAAACAAAATGGACATTAACATGAAGTGGATAATGACTATTGGTTTATTAATTGTAGGTATCTTGCTAAAAAACACATTCATTTAAAGTCACCTCTTTGTTTTAAATTTTTTCTTGACCTTTGCTTTTTTCAATCCTTGTTCTAAGTAGAAATAACTATTGATTTCAAAATAGTGCCTAAGAGCTCGTTCTTCTGGTGAAGAAAATATCAAATCCTCCATAATTGATTTAAGATTGTTATTACGTAATTCATCCTCGTCAATATTGAGATCAAAAACTTTCTCTATAACATGAGTATCTAAATTTGCGATTTTAATAAAGGTATTTTGAATATCTTTGTATTTCATATTTTCATTTCTTAAATTATAAATTTGATCTTATTAATCTCGCTATACCCACCGATACTTTGAACTTCCCAAAGCAATCTTATTTCTTCTGATGGGGTAAAACTTACAGAATTTAGCAAGTGTATCTCTAGCACATTGCTTATTTTTCGAATAAAGTTTAAGTTTTTCAAGAAGTTATAGGCAGTAAGCGGTAAGAACTTATTTGCAACTCTTGCCTTCAACTGGGTTTCATCGGTTCTGTTGGTTATCGCTTCTTGCTCTGTTTTGTTCAAATATTGTTCGATTTCTTGTGTGACAACTATTTCCTTTAACTCCTCTATTGTTTTATTTGCTTTGATATAAAAATTATCCTTGGCAGTTTTTACGGCATCTCGTTTCTCACCAGCCAGACATTTAGCAAAATAGGATATAAACTGGGCTTTAGAGCAGAACGTTCGATCTACTCGTTTTGACATGTCTAGGAGTATTTCGTTCATTGTGTTTAATATAAACTCACGTCCAGATTTACTCTGTAGTTTAGCGCAATCCTCCTTATTTAAAGGGTAATGATAAGCCAAGTTCTCTGGCGCTTTATATTGGTTAAAACGAATAATTTTAGCTTTAACTTCCGCATTAGTCGCCTTCTTCCTTTGGTTAGGTAAACGCTTTTTATGTTTCAAAGGTGTTTTTGGAAATTTGATTGTCTCAGAGTTAGAAATTTCTTTTAATTTTTTGTTTTCAGAATTTTGCAAAAAGTTAGATCCTAGATCTATATCTTCAATATTCTTATTTTCTTTATCTATATAGAGAGAGTCATTTTGTTGGGACATAAATGTCGCGACAGAATTTTCTACACAAGCAGTATTTCCAAGGTTTTGCTGCTTATAACTAAACTCATAACTATAACGATATTTTTTGCCATTATGAGTAATAGAATTATGGTAAGAAATATCTAATATATCCGCTAGCTCTTCAATAATTCTTATATTCTGTCTTCTTTCAACAAGTGTAAATGTGGAAATATATTTGTGATTTAAGAATACTCTTTCCCCCCTTAACAGTTTAGCTATGATAACACTAAGTAATTTACCTGCTTTATCGCTAAGAAAAAAAGACTTTTGACGAATTGGCTTAATCTTTTGATTAGCCCTCTTTATCTTGTCCCAGTCAATATAACTCTTACGATAACGGGCTTTCTCTTCCTTAAATGAGTAGAGTTTGCATAGTTGGTCTTGGTTAATTTGAGCTTCCTGTTCTATTTGTAACGCTAAAGACATTTATTCTATTGGTTAATTTATATTAAAAAAATTTTCAACCAATCAACAAGAAAGCCATTGACAGCAAGATATTACCCTACTATTCTAAGACCAATTGTGGTTGGTTTAGTTGTTATTAGTTAAAAAGCCATGGTTGACGTATCGTTAGATACATCTGAATGTTAGTTACAAAATGAGTTCCCCAACTAAAATGTAACTGTGTAGTGCGTTGTTTAATGTTTTACATATCTTGCTTCATCAAAATTAATACTTCTATAAAAAACGCTTTTTGAGTAATTGTCAACAATAATTCTTGACAATTTACAAAATAAACCTATATCCTTTTTATAAACATTTATATAACTTAGAATTATGGACTTATTAAAGGAAGCTATAGAAACTTCAGCAATTGTTCCAAAAGTACAGAAAGTAGTGCTAAAAACTATTTGTTCTAGTCCTCATCCTATTTCTGCAAAAGAAATAGAAGATATATTAGGATTTTCTCGTCCATCAGTTAGCTTTTCCTTAAAAATGTTACTAAAACGTAACTTTGTAACTCGTTTTAAAGATAATGTGTATTTATACACGCCTAATAAAGAGAGAATGCAAGAAATAAAAGAAAGATATACTATAAAAAAAATATAGTATAAAAACATTTTTTTTACATAAAAAAACTTGACACTAATAAATTCTCCCTATATACTTACATCTAACAAGGCAATAAAAAAACGCCTTAAGTTCGTAGCTTAAGACGTTTTCCTTGTTTTATAAACAGGTGAATAAAAGAACATTCACAAACTTTTATTCAATTTTATCAATCTAATTCATTCCCACGGAGGAACAAATGGATAATACCCAAGTTACGCCTTTTTTCAAGGCAAAAAATCACGACAAAACATCAAGCATTTCTAGTTGTGCTATACTAAACGTAGCAGAAGAAAATAAATTCCAAACACAGATGTCTGTTTTAGAACGAACCAGCACTACCAAAGCCAAGGAAGCATTAGGTCATGGCTTTTTTACGGCTAAACAAGCTATACAAGTAATCATTAACCTTGAGTCTTTAAAAGAGGCAATAGCTGGTTATTTACAAAAAAAAGATACTAGTGAATTACCTAATCACATAAAAACTATTCCGACCTTTTCTGAACCTAACATTGAGAGAGCGGATATATCAGAATCTGCTCGTAAGACCTTTTCACGTATCGGCGAGAGAGCAAGATTAAAGTTCATAGAAGAACAAACAGCCAGAGCTTCCAAGTATCATATTCCTATTAACTTAGATCATGTTAACTTCCTTGAACTTGAGCAACAAATTGATGAATACGAGGAGTTGCTAGCTCTAGCAAGAAAACAAGGTATTTATTGGGACACAAGCATTTATGACCCACTAGCTCTTGCTCAGGCACTAGAAGATCAAGACCTTTATTCCAGCATGGAAAGGAATGACTTATATACCTCATTTCAAGCAACTAGAGGACTCGAGGCATAAAATGGAAAAATCATTAGCAGAAAACCTAACTAAATTCAGCGGAGAGTTTGATCGATACAATACCGATCCAAAAACACATGAAGTAAGAGTACGCCTAAAAAACATAAGAACACTTGACGGCGAGCTAGTTAAAGAAAGACTTTTAATAAGCCAGCAGGATGCAGTAGACGGAGACTTAATCGGTAACCTTAAGCCGGGACAAAAAGTATATTTTAGTAGCGAATATTTTAACAAGATTATTATTACCAAATATTAGGAGGAGTATTATGACTATAAAGGATTGTTTTATTTCTCGGGAGGAAATAATGAACTTGCTATGGATTACGGACGAAAAAATCTCCACTCATAGTTTGTCAATGTGGCTTAAGTCTAAAACCGAAAACGAATGGGTAGTGGTGCCGAGAAAGTTTTGTACGTTGATGGTTTCGGCAGTAAAAAGCGAATTTACACCAGAAATACTACCATATGTCAAAGAAATGCAATTGGTGAAAAAACTATACTTAGAACCGATAAAAAAATATTTATAGGAATACATTAAACTATTAATACAGAAAATTATAAATAAAGAAATAATGGTAGTTATATGAGCAAGCAAGAATGGTTAAGAGAGCGTAAGAATTACCTAGGGGGGACTGATTTAGCTGCTATCTGTGGTTTAAGTCCCTATAGGACTGCTCTTGATGTATATTTAGACAAAACCAGCGATAATATAGCAGAAGAAACTAATGCTGCAATGAGGTGGGGCAACCTTTTAGAGGATGTTGTTGCTAAGGTTTACAGTGAAGATACAGGCTACAGCGTAAGTATAGAACCGAACACAATATATCACCATGAATATAGCTTTTTAGGAGCAAATATTGATCGGTGGGTCGGTGATAAAGAATATGTTTTGGAATGTAAAACAGCTGGCTTTAATAAGAACAAAGAATGGGGCGACTCAGGCACTGACCAAATCCCTGAAAGTTATCTTGTCCAAGTGGCATATTACGCCTCTATATGCGACGTGCCTAAAGTTGATATAGCAGTTTTAATCGGCGGTCAAGATTTTAGAATCTATAGTTACGTGCGAAACAAAGAGCTAGAAGATAAACTCATTAAGATAGCATGTAACTTCTGGCACAATCATATAGAAAAAAGGATACCGCCTAAATGCGTTAATACTAAGGATACGTTTAACTTATTTCCGCAAAGTAATTATCAAGAGATTGTAGCTGAAGATAATATTATACAAAAATGGGAAGAGCTTAAGGCGGCTCGTGAAGAAGAAAGCAGGATAGCTGATACCATTGAGAAATTAAAGACCGATATACAGGAGTTTATGCGGGATTACGATGTACTAATAGACATTCAGGGGAATGTAATAGCTACATGGAAAAATACAGCTCCAAGATCATTTTTTGACTTAAAAAGGTTTAAGGATGAAGCAAAGGAAATGTATTTGAAGTATACTAACCATGCTAAGCAATCAAGAATGTTTTTAATTAAATGAGAAAATATCCATTACCTACTAAGGAAGAGGCGGAAAAATTGAAAAGATTAAGGCAAGAGGCAGGTATTACCATCCCTCAAATAGCAGAGGCTTTACATACCCATCCCTCAAATATTGGTGATTTTGAAAACGGCAAGAGGGGAATTGATCCTGATTTGATAGAAAAATTAAAAAAACGCTACAAATTAATCATACAATATAACGCATAGACGAGGTAACTAATGAACATAATAGAAGCCGTAAAAGAAGTGTTTAATTTGTATAGAAATTTTAACAAGAAAATAGAAAAGGAGGAAACACAAGAAAATGAGTAACATAGCAACAGTTAACCCAAAGCTAAACGGTCTTGAAATGATGGAGAAAGCATTAAAGTTTTCGGAGATTATGGCGCAGGCAGATATTATCCCTCCTCACTATAGAGGAAAGCCTGCGAATGTATTTATAGCGGTGCAAAGTGCGCTTAGAATGAACCTAGACCCGATGCAAATCATGCAGAATACTTTTGTAATTGGCGGCAAACTTGGAATGGTGACTAGCTTTGCAATATCATTAGCTAATCAGAGTGGCTTATTTGATAGCGGGATACGTTATAGAATTGATGGTAGCGGTGAAAATTTAAAGGTTACTGCCTATACTAACCTAAAGAAAACAGGTGAGGAAATATCCTATACTATTACCATGAAAGAGGCTAAAGCTGAGGGATGGACTAAAAATGCTAAATACCAGAGTTTACCGGAATTAATGCTAAGGTACAGAGCAGCTACTCTCTTGATTCGCACGCATGTGCCGGAGGTTCTAAATGGGATGCACATGGTTGAAGAGATAGAGGACGTTGTAATGTCTACTAAAGATGTAACACCTAACAAATCTCAAAGTATAAGTAGCAAACTTGACTCTGTTTTATCTTACCAGGAAGAGGAGGTTAAAAATCTAGAGCCAAGCGAAACACTTTTAGAGTTGCTAGAACTTGTTAAATTGCATAATGTTTCAAGCGAGATAATAAACAAGTGGTGCAGTAAAGCTGGTGTTGAAAGTATTGCTGGTTTAGACGAAGAAAAACAACAAGCCTGTATCAAATATATTAATGAGCAGTATAATTACTTGCATAATATAGATGATTTAATTGCTTAAAATAATAGCTACTTTTATCAAACTCAAATAAACCTATAATCTAAAACGGAATTGTCTAATTTTGGATTGAACTTTAGCAGATAAGATATACTTTTTAATAAGATAGACCTTATTATGCAAGTAGTTCTTATAATAGCTAGATTTCTTTTGTTTTTAACTGAAATAATAATTTTTATTATGAGCATTCCGCCTGAAACAGCAATATCTAATATAGCTAAATGGCTTCTATTTTTTGGAATAGAAAAAAGTAGCATACCAACTTGGGTATACAGTTCGAGTATTAATTTAGTAATGTATTTTTTGTGTAGTTTAATCGCACTACATTGGATAGTTGTAATATTTTTAAAAGTTAAAGCTAGATTAACAAAAACAGAACCTAACGATACAACACAATGCCCTAAAAATAAGGTTGTAAACTTTCAGAATTATTATCCTAAATTACCTGATCTTTTATTTACGAATATTAATCAATATAAATCGCTTTTTGATATAGGAAAAACACTAGATCAATTTTATAATTTACCAACAGGCTCAATATTTTCATTGCTATTGCAAGGTTATTGGAAGGGTGAATTTGATGGATATAATACCCAAGGAATAGATAGGCTTACTCTTTTAAAAAATATTCATGATACAGAAAGTATAAATGAATATTTTATCTTCGCTTATTCTTATGCAAAAAAACCTAATATTATAACAGACTTGCCAAATGGTGGATGTAGAATTGATATAAGACCTGTTTTACCTGTTCCAAATGCCAATACAGATACTTGGACCAATGAGAATTGCAAGGAAGCCTTTGAGGTCTTTGTTAAGAAATTTCAATATAGCCACTCATATTTTCCTGATTGTATACCAGATTTTTTACATCCAGGATTTATGGAGTGTAAAAAAATATCCCAAGACGTTCTAGTTGGTTTCTTAAAAAAGCAAAAAGTAATATAAATACTTTTCTATCCTAAACAAGCTCAACTAACTTCTAACCATAAGCATATTACTTAAGGTCATTGTAAACACTATTGAATTATCAATCTCTCTCGCATAATATAGAAGCCGCTTAAAAAAATAAGGAACAAAAATGACGGAAGAAACGATTATTGAAATACTCGGCTATTTAGCACTGTTTTGTACATCGATCTCATTGATCCCTCAAGTTATAGAGCTATATCGTACAAGGTCGGTAAAAGGAATATCGACATATATGTATGTAATATATGCGCTAGGTATGCTATTATGGCTTATATACACAGTGTATATTAAGGCATTACCCTTAATTATAGGTAATATAGTAAGCCTTATTTTAGCAATTATTATTCTAACAATGAAATATATTTGGAGAAATAAACAATGACTAAAAGTGAATTTGTGGCCTATATAGCCGATAAATATTCCATCAGTAAAAAAGAAGCAAATAAGGTAATTGATACTTTTACCGATAGCATTATGTCTGCCTTAGGAGCAGGTGAAGAAGTCCAACTCATTGGTTTTGGTAATTTCTTGGTTTCTAAACTAAAGGCAAGAAAAGGTCGCAATCCTAGAACCGGAGCAGAGGTTGATATTAAGGCGTATAACCAACCGAAGTTTAAAGTAGGGCAAAAGCTCAAAGATGCCGTAAATAAAAAATAAACATTTGCTAATCTATTCAGACATTAGTTGATAAAAACATCAATCTTGCCTCTCTGTGTTATAATAAAAATAAAGCTTTTATTATAGATTTAGAGGCAAGATGCAAAATTACGATCCGTATTTAAATACCTACAACTATCCTTATAATACCTCCGAGCCTTATAGCTTAGCTTCTGATGGTGATAATCAGATGCCTGATTCTCGTTATGAAGACGCGGGGTATGGCGATCCTTATATGTCTTACGGGAATGCTTACGATAATGACGGAGCACAGTATTCTTTTAAAGAAGGAGGTTCGGTCAAAGAGGAAGACTTACCAAGACTTGCTGATCTGATTAGAAGACACGGAAGGAATGGAGACACAGTACTTGCCCATATTAATCCTATTGAAGCTCATATATTAAAAAGTTTAGGGGGTAGCGGTACGATAAATCCTGCTACCAGACTT